AATTACATAAGGCTGTTAATGCTGGTTATGGTGTTGATGCATGTTTTCAAATTATGGCTGAGCAAAGCTGGGCTGGGTTCAGATTCAAGTGGCTGGAAAATGTGCAGACGGACATTGTTCAATCGCAATCAAAGAATAAACAATATGCCAAGCCCGCGACATGGGAGGATTAATGTACAATAACGAAGTTGATATTTCGAGCATAGAATATTCATACATAGGAGGATGCTTTACTGACCCAAACATAATAGGCGAGATACCTGTTAATCCAGACCACTTTAGTGATGCTGTATGTGCAGAAATTTACAAAAAGATGCGTGAAGGTGTGCATGATCCGATGATTATAGCTAGAGACACAGGCTATAACGAGCAAGTGAGCCAGATGCTTTTAGAGTCTATTGATTCACACACACGGCAGCAAGGTCGGGAAATTATAGCTGATTATAAGCGACGCAAATTCAATCAAGCTATTTTTATGGCACAACATGAGCTTGGGAATAGAAGCATAAGCGTTGATGCTGCTTTGGAAGACTTAATAAAAGCAGTCGATAATTCGGCAGATTCAACATATAGGCATATTGGTCAATTTGCTAGTGATGTGTTTCTTGATATGCAGGCGCGAGTTGACGGCACTGGGTCAGAGAGGTTTATAGAATCAGGTTATAAAGACTTTGATAGCTTCACAGGAGGGCTTGAACGTGGAAGCCTTGTTGTTGTAGCTGGAAGACCAGGTAGCGGAAAGACAAGCTTTGCGATGGGTGTATGTCAGAAAGTTTCCCTGCATCATTCAGTCGCAGTATCGAGCATTGAGATGGATAATCTTTCGATGGCTTATCGTATAACAGCATCATTATCAGGACTTGACCTGAAACTATTAAGAACGGCATCACAGTTTCCAAGTGATGCATGGACAGGGGCGGCGACAGCTACTCAAGAAATGAGTGATATGCAGTTGTATATTGATGACAACCCCAGCAGAACTATATCGCAGATAGCAGCACAGGCACGCCGCCAAAATGCTATAAAAGGGCTTGACGTGCTTATGGTTGATTATCTAGGCTTAATTGAATCAAACGGCAAAGATAAGCCACGCCATTTAGAAATTGCAGACATGACACGCACGCTGAAAGGGCTTGCTAAAGAGTTGAATTGTTGCGTGATGCTTTTATGCCAGCTTAATCGTGAAGCAGATGGTAAAAAGCCAAAGCTTTCACATTTAAGAGAATCAGGTGCAGTGGAACAAGATGCCGATATGGTTATCTTTCCTTACCGTTGGACTGAAATGGAGATGGAAGGCGGAAAAGAGATTGAGGTAGACAGAGCCGAGCTGGTTGTCGGCAAGAATAGAAATGGTGCGACAGGTGATGTACCAATATTCTGGCATGGTAAATCAGCAAGCTACAAAGAAGCAACACACGAAGACAGATTTTAAGGGGATTGAAATGAAAGAAGTTAGCGATGTTTGATATTGACGTTATGACAGAAGATGAGATTAGATTAGTTTTTCTTTATTCAGAAATTTACGAATCGCCAGCAACGCAGTGGCTTAAGCTATATGAATACACAGGTATATAAAAAGGATGTTGAAATGAAAGAAAAAGAGAAATCACTAGAGCTTGCAAAATTGATGAAGTGGGATGTAGTGACTTTAAATGGAGATAGCGATTGGTATGTAGTCCGCGAGGCTATACTCAAATTAGATGAATACCCTGTATTAGAGCCATATTCTCCACGCGGCGAAGGTCTCGCACAATTCGCCGCTATTCTATTGCAGCATAAAGAAGTGTTCGCAGAATTTGACAAAAATAAATATGGATGGGAGCAGAGAGATTGCAAGGGGAATTGGGATGTTGGCGATGAGTATAAGCCTACGCAAGAAAATATCCTCGATGAAATCCTACGAATGAATGGAGTAAAATTATGAATGAGCCAAAAAAAGCGGAGAAAGGCAGATGTTCAGTCTGCGGCAAATTTGCGGTGATTGAAAATGGTGTGTGCGATTTGCAAGTGTGCCAGCGTAGATTGGAAGAGGGGAGAGTAGAAAATGGGAAAGCTTAGCAAAATAACAGATCGCAAATTTGAAGAGTTGGCATTAACAGGCTTGAAATATAGTGAAATAGCTACAATGCTGAATTGCTCAACAAACACGGTATCTATACGACTCAAACGAGTTGGGTTCAGAGAACGGAATCCTTACAACAAAGCAATTTCTAAAGAGCTAAAAGATCAGATCATTGAGATGCGCAGTCGTTCCCAGCCGTTGTCTTACATGAAGATTAAGAACGTGACAGGCGTTAGCTGCAATGCTTCGCGCACAATTTGGTTGAAATATCTGGAGTCACAAGAACATAGTGTTTCAGAGAATCCGCTGCGTGCTTTAATGAGAAGCGTGGATATGCAGGCGAATAAGGTCATTAAAAACTGGAGTAAGTCAGCATGAGCAAATGGCAATCAGCAGAAACAACACCGAAAGACGGAAGTCAATTCATAGCAAATGTCGGCTACCCTTGGGCGACACTAGCTGCATGGAATGAAGCGGAGCAGAAATACGTTTATGCCACGATGAGCGCGTGTGTATTAAAAAATGGTGTAGATGTATGGTTCGAGAATGAACAAGCCGCAGAGTCAGAGCTGATAGCATGGAAGCCCTTGCCAGAGATCGAGGTGGAGAAATGAAACTAATCCACGGGGAATGTCTTGAAGAGATGGACAGACTGATTGAGCAGGGTGTTGTGGTTGATGCTATCATTGCAGACGTGCCATTTGGAACGACTCGCTGCAAATGGGATTCAGTAATTCCATTCGATGCAATGTGGGAGCGATTGAATAAGATTATTAAGCCAAATGGTGCAGTCGTGTTGTTTGGTTCAGAGCCTTTTAGTAGTGCATTGCGCATGAGTAATATCAAGAATTATAAGTATGATTGGACATGGCAGAAGCCGAAAGGGACTGGACATCTAAACGCGAAAAGACAGCCGTTGCGCGACAAAGAAGACATCGCGGTGTTTTACGCAAAACAATGCACGTATAATCCTCAAATGACAGATGGGAAACCCTACAAAGACAAGGCAGGAAAGAACCACGCTTCAACCAGTAGCATGACGGACAGTTACGGTGCATACACAAACTACAGGGAAGATAACAAAGGAAAACGCTATCCAAAACAGATACAGAAATTCCCTGTTGTTGAGCGAGGAACATTACACCCAACTCAAAAACCAGTTGCCTTGCTTGAATATCTTATCAAAACATACACAAACGAAGGCGACACGGTTTTGGATTTTACAATAGGCAGTGGAACTACTGGAATAGCGTGCCAGAACACGGGGCGAAAGTTCGTGGGGATAGAGATGGACGACAATTATTTTAAGATTGCGGAGAAAAGGATTAGTGAAAATGAGTCTAGCGATGAAAGATAAAGCCTACCAAAAAAGCCACCGCGAGCACCCATGCACATATTCATCTTATGCGTGCATGGGTGACGTTGTAGGGCATCATATCAGGGTGAAAGGATGTGGTACTGGCAGAAAAATGAGCGATGCCGTGGTGATTCCTGTGTGTGTTTATCATCATGGATGCTGCGATGCGAGAACGATTAGCACTCAAAACCAGCTCAACGAGTGGATGAAATACATGCTGGAGAGACTAACGCAAGAAATCGGGCAAACAAATGCAGTGGAAAAAATAGGATCGGCATATCTGGAGATGTTGAATGACTAAGACATTTCGTGTAACTCAAGCCAATCAAGGTGATGTACTGCCGCGCATAGAATCGTTTTTACGGGCTTGTGATGCTGACATGATAGTCACGGTCAAAGAATACAAAGTAACACGGTCAGGGCAGCAAAATAGGCGTTTGCACAAACTAATCGGCATGTGTGCGAAAGAGGCTGGCTACACAATCGAAGAGATGAAACTTAGCTTCAAGACTGAATTGTTAGAGCCTATTGAAATACTAAAAATTAAAGGCTTTAGAGTGCCTATTTACAAAAGCACTGCAAAGATGAAAGTTGCAGAGCTTAACGAATTTATGGAAGGCGTGGAGAATTTGGCTGCTCTTTGGTATAGCGTTGTATTGCCAGCAGAAATATGATAAAAAAGGAAGAAACAAAATGATTAAAATAGCACGAGATTACACAATGTGAAAATAAAGCTTGTCTTATCTTTCACATTATGCAATACTTCGCATATCGACAGAGCAGAAAGTCGAAACACAGCAAAGGAAAAAGGGGATTGAAATGGCAAAATTAAATATTAGCAACAAAGACTTTGAAAGTGTTTATCACGATTCAGAAAAGCGCGGTGGTAATACACATGCTGAATATATTTACAGCAATGTTGATGTGTTCACAACGCTAAAGATTGATGACAAAGAATATCATGTAAACTATCAAGCGGGTCATGATTTCTATCATAATGACTATAATCTCCCGTGCGAAGAAATATCTATGCAAGAAGCGGCTGGCACAGATTGTGTTATCGCAGCCATTGAGCAAATGTATGAATCTAACTTTGACGACAAAGAAACTGCTAAAGAGATTTTAGCAGAAAAAGGAATTTACTTCACTGTTGATGAAGCTTATCAAATTTATATATACATAAGAAATAATCTTGATATTGATGCAGATCGTGAATATTCAAATCTGATAGAATCAAGCAAAGATGAAATTGAATCTTCACTGCAAGAAAAGGAGGATGAAAAAGCTATGTTTGAAGATATTGAAAACTGCTAATGATTAGCTTAATCAAAGCATTGCGCTCGGACTCTAAAGCAGAGTTCGGGCGTTTGGTCGTAGAATATGTTTAAATCTTTCAATAAAGGTGATATAATAAAGCTGTATGGCGAGGATGGTGGTTTGTATAAAGTGTTGGAAGCCGACGAGGGCACATATACAATAAACAGCTTGTTAAATATACGAGATGGATATGATGATGAGTGTTATGTGATGGTTAAGCCAAGTGATATGTTCTTATTTATGAGGTGCGTATGTTAAGTTTTGAAGATTGGTATGCTGATTGTGCAGCAATAGCTATAAATGATTTACGAACAGATGATGCATGGGTGTGGAGTTTCGATACACATGTTGCAACTAGGCATAATGAATTTATTGATTGCTATAAATTAAAATTAACTCCGCAAGAGTGTATTGACAAAATTATGTTTAAGCCAAACTAGGATGATGAAATATGGTGAAAAGAGATGTCAACATTCCAACAGAACATCAAGAACAGGTCGCTTTAATGCAGTGGGTGAAACTAAATAAAGCCCGATACCCAGCACTTGATAATATCGCAGCAGTGCCAAACGGTGGAGCAAGACATATTGCCGTTGCAAAGAAGCTAAAAGCGGAAGGTGTATCAAAAGGCTACCCTGACATCCTGCTAGACTACCCCTCAAACGGTTATCACGGGCTACGCATAGAACTTAAACGACAAAAGGGTAGCTACGCAACAGCCGAACAGAAAGAATGGCTTGCGCGATTGAACAACGCAGGTTATAAAGCAGTTGTGTGCAAAGGCTGGATAGATGCGAAGGAAGTTATTGAAGAATACTTGAGTTTTTTGGAAAATTGATTTAATGTGTAGCGTTTAGAGGTAATGGCTAAGCAATGACTAAAAAAAACAAAGGTGGCAGACCCACAAAGTTTAAGCCTGAATTCATAGAGCAAGTAATCCACCTGTGCAAGCTAGGGGCTACTAATGTAGAAATAGCAGAAGCGTTGAATGTATCACTTGCAACAATTAAAAACTGGATGAAATCAGATGATGAGTTTCTAGCCGCCGTAAAAGAGGGCAAGCATCTAGCTGACCAAAGAGTTGCAAAGGCTTTATTTAGTAGGGCAGTGGGTTGCCATGTTCCAGATTCAGACATAAGGGTTATGGATGGCGAGATAGTAATTACTCCACTAAAGAAACACTTTCCACCTGATACAACGGCTTGCATGGCTTGGCTGCATAATAGGGATAGGGATAATTGGAAGCCTAGAAAAGCATTTGATGATTCAGATAGTAATGCGGCTGATGATATTGTAAGCGCACTAAGTGAAATAGCAGGAAAGCTTCCAGACTAATGAACCCAGCTATTAAGCGTTCTTATGAGCGATGGTATCCATTAAAAGACCATCCAGTGCAGCTGTCATTAGTCAAGGCTGTAAGCGATGGTGTGCGCTTTCCATTAGTTCCAGCAGGTAGGCGATCAGGCAAGACGGAAAGGTTTAAGCGTTTTCTAGCCAAGACGGTTATGAGCAAGGAAGCAAAGATAGGAAACTACTTCGCAGCTGCTCCCACACACAACCAAGCACAAAAGATATTCTGGGATGACCTAAAGCTTTTTACATTCGCTTCTACGCATAAGAATAAGCCAAGCGAAACAGATAAAATTATATTTATGCCTAATGGTTGCAAGGTTCATGTACTAGGGCTAGATAAGCCAGAACGATTTGAAGGCATTCCTTGGCTAGGCGGTGGGATAGACGAAATTGCCAACGTAAAAACAAAATCAGTTAATGAGAACATAATGCCTGCTCTTGATACAGAGAACCCCACTTATGCTGGCTATTTAGCTTGGTGTTGGTTCTTGGGCGTTCCTGACGGGTTAAATCATTACTATGATATGTGCCAAGCGGCTGACGCTGGCATAAATGCAGATTCTAAGGTATTTCACTGGAAGTCGGCAGACATACTCTCTGCTAAGGTAATCGCAGCGGCAAAAGCCAGAATGTCAAAGCGTCAATACTTGCAAGAATACGAGGCAAGCTTCGAGACTGCATCAGGGCGCATATATGAAGACTATTCAAAAGCAAACCACACAACCGAAGCAATAAAGCCACACGAACAGATTTTATGGTGTCACGACCAAAACTATACGCCGCTATCCAGTGCATGTTGTGTATTACGCGGTGAAGACTTGTACATACTTGATGAAATTGTATTGACTTCGGCAGTATCTAAGCAATCGGCTTTAGAGTTTGTTGAGAGGTATAAAAACCATGAGAATAAAACGGTTGTGATATATGGCGACCCATCAGGGCAGAACGGCGAGAAACACGGTCAGTCATCAGATTACACCTCAATGGAAAGTGTTTTAAGAGATAACAGATGGAGTTTTATTCGTAAAGTTCGTGCAGCACATCCATCTATAAAGTCGCGGCAAAATGCAGTCAGGGCAAAGATAAGAACGGCAGACGATAAGGTTTCTCTATATGTAAACCCTGCAAAGGCTGTTTATGCCGATAAAGGATTGGCAACATGCCAGCTAAAGGAAGGCTCTACGTTTTTAGAGGACGATTCAGATCAATACCAACACATAACGACAGCTATTGGATACTTGATTCATTATGAATTTCCGATAGAACACGATATTTTAGTGACGAACATAGGAATGGTGCGATAAAATGGCAGTTGATTTCAAACACAAAGAGTATGAAGACAATGTGGATAAATGGGAAGAGATTGACGCTATTTGCGAGGGTGAAGATGTAAATGATTATCTTGTTGAGCTATCAGCACATGACAGATCGCCTGAAAATCGTGGGCGCAACAAAGCTTACAAGAAAAGAGCTGTTTTCTACCAGATTGCAGGGCGAACGGCGCAAGGGTTGAATAGCCTCCTATTCTCTGAAAAGCCAAAGCTGTCAGTACCCGCACAACTTGATTACTTAAAAACAAACGCAGACGGCAAGGGCAATTCCATCTTTCAGCAGTCGAGGGATGTTGCACTTGACATCATCAAAATGGCGCGTGGTGGCTTGTTCGTGTCTTACCCGAAAACACATGGTGAACTAAGCAAGCAGGATATGGCAACAGGCAACTTTTTTGCAACATTCAATGAGTATGAAGCCGACCAGATTATAAACTGGCGTGAGATAACAGTTGGTTCTAAAGTTATGCTAGGTCTTGTCGTGCTATCTGAATCAGTTGAAGAAGTGCAGGAAGATGGCTTCGAAACAAAAGAAATTGAACAAATGCGCGAGCTGTCACTTGTGAATAAAGTGTTTATAGAAAGCTTGTGGCGTAAAGACAAGCATGATGAATGGCAGCTTTATAGCAAGTCGATTCCAGTCGATGGTAAAGGCAACACGTGGGATATTATACCGTTCTCATTCATCGGCGCGGATAGCAATACAAGCGAGGTTGGTGATTCAATCATGCGTCCGCTTGTTAAGCTGAATATAGGTCACTATCGAAACAGCGCGGAGCTTGAGAACTCCGTCTGGTATCTTGGACACCCACAAGCTTGGATGTCAGGGCTTAGTCAAACGCATATCGACTTAATGCAAGCGAATAACATGCAGATTGGTAGCCCAAAGTTGCTGGGCGTGCCGTCAGGCGAGCGATTCGGCATAGAATCAGCACAGCCGAACACTATGGTTAGACAGGCAATGATTGATAAAGTTGATGCGATGATTGGCTTAGGCGCACGTTACATTCAGCCCAGCGGTGTAGCGAAGACCGCGACAGAGTCAAACAATGATACAAGCGTGCAGCATTCAGCACTCGCATTGATTTCAGCCAACGTAAGCGAAGCGTACACACAATGTATTGAATGGGCGGCGCGTTATATGAATGTCACGCTAGTCAATGAAGACGGCTACTTGATGAATGATGACTTCTTCGCACCTACAGCCACGGCTCAAGAAATTCAGGCTATGGTTGCTGGATATATTCAGGGAGCAATCCCAGTCAGTGATTATTTCGCATGGCTTCAAAAAATGGACATTTCAAGCAAAGAGAAAACGCTTGAAGAGTTCACAAGCGAGATTGACAAAGTATCCATGCCTAATTTGGGCGCACCATAATGACGCAAGAATCACTTGTTACAATAAGCACACGACACCAATCGCATTATGAGCGGTTGAAATCGCATGAAGTTGCGAAGTTTGACGTGTTCTTAAAGCAGATGGACAAGGATATTCGTGATATTTTAACGCGAGTGGGCGACATTGTAACTATGCGCACGCTTGAGAAGCAGTTAAAACTTGTTGATGTATCATTGAAAAGCACGCTTTCTGAATATGAGCAAGTATGGCGCGAGAGTGTGAAAGAAGCCGCTGTTTATGAGGCTGATTTTGAGCATAGAGCGTTAGGTAATGTGGTTGAAGGCGTGTCGTTCTCATTGCCAGCGGATGCTATTATATCCGCCGCTGTTTTCGCTTCGCCACTTGGTGATATTGGTGGTGTACTTAGCGGCTCAATGCTAAAGCCAATGCTTAAAGATTTCTCTAAGCAAGAGCAGTCGCGAATGCACAAGCTTATTCGTTTAGGTTTTGCAGAGGGTCAAACTACTACGCAGATTCTCCAACGTATCAGAGGCACTAAAGCTGCGAACTATCGGGATGGCGCACTTGCTGTAATGAAACGCAATCAGGAAACAATCACACGCACAGCATTGCAACATGCCTCAAGCAAAGCGAGGGAAGAAGTCTGGCTAGATAATGAAAGCGTTATTGATACAGTGAGAATATCAGCCACACTTGACACTAAAACAAGCTCAATATGTCGTGGACTTGATGGGAAAGAGTTTCCGAAAGGTAAAGGTGTTCGTCCACCTTTCCATCCTCGATGCAGGACAACCACTGTTGCAGTGTTGAGTAAAGAGTATCGTTTTTTAAGTAAGGGCAGACAAAGGGCTGCACGAAGCACAAGCACAGGTAAGATTGGGCGTGTTGATGCTAACCTGACTTATTATGGGTGGCTAAAGAATCAACCGGCTAAAGTTCAGAATAGCATCATAGGAAAGAGCCGCGGCAAACTATTAAGGAATGGCGGCATAAGCTCTGAACGTTTTGCAGAGTTGCAGCTAGGCAAGAATTTCAAACCGTTGAACTTGAAACAAATGCGCGAGCTTGACCCTGTCGCGTTTGAGAAAGCTGGACTATAAAGGAGCGTAACAAATGACAGAAGAAGAAATCAAAGCAATGCAGGCGGAAAACGCCAAGCTTAAAGAAGGTATGGATGAAATGCAGACGAGCAATGACGCGCTAGTATCCAAAAACAGGGTGCTTATAAGCGAGAAGGGGAATGTCAAGAAAGCCGCTGAAGATGCAACAGCGGAGGCAGCACGCAAGTCTGGTGATATTGAAGCGTTAGAAGCAAGTTGGAAAGAAAAGTTTGCAAACGAAACTACCGCACGCGACACACAGATTGATGAATATAAAAGCATGATTAACAATATGACCGTTGGCACAGCAGCTAATAGTTTAGCAAATGAGCTTGCAATCTCTGGAAGTGCTGATTTGCTATTGCCGCACATTGAACGTCGACTTGCTGTTGAAATGAGCGAGGGCAAGCCGATCGTTCGCGTACTTGGTCGAGATGGTAAGCCGTCCGCTGCTTCGCTGGATGATCTGAAAGCAGAGCTTGGCAATAACGCCGCATACGCACCTATTCTAGTTGGCTCTAAAGCCTCTGGGTCTGGTGAAGTTGGTGGCAAGGGAAGTCAAGGCAAAGGCAAGACAATCAGCCGCGAAGCTTTCGATTCACTGGGTAATGTTGAACGCGCGGTATTCTTCAAGGCTGGTGGTAAAATTGAATAGTTGACAATCTAAATACATCACGTCTATTATTCAGGCGTGTAAAAAACATATAACTTTCTTTAGTCTGCGACTTTTAGAAACTTAGGGCAGCGCCCATCCATGTATTAACTATATGGGGGCGCTGTTTTTGTTTGCCTCCTAAACTATCAAAGGAGGCATATCATGCCTAACGTATTAAACAACCTAGCTGCCGACATGTACGTAGCAGCCGACAAGGTAAGCCGCGAGCTTACTGGCTTTATCCCAGCCGTAACACTTAATAACGGAAGCGACCGCGCAGCCATTGGCGATGTCGTTCGCTCGCACTTCACACAAGCTGCTACTGTTGCTAATCGCAATAAAGCAATGGTTATTAGTGAGGGTGTAAATCAAACTATTGATAATAAAACGATCACTATCACGAAAGATAGATCTGTTGAAATTCCGTGGGAAGGCGAAGAAATCAAGCACGTAAATAACGGCTCTGGTTTTGAAACAATCCAAGGTGACCAAATCTTTCAAGCCATGCGTGGTTTGACTAACGAAATTGAAGTTGATTTAGCTATTGCAGCACATTCAGGCGCATCACGCGCTTTCGGTACGGCTGGAGCAACTCCATTCTCAACAGCTGGTGATTTCTCCGATGCTTCTTTTGCTAAGAAAATCCTTGTGGACAACGGCGCTGGCGAATTTGGTCATCAGCTTGTTATGAATACAACCGCTGGTGCAACCATTCAGGGCAAACAATCTCAAGCTAACATCACAGGCACAGACGTTTTGCA